ACAAATGCTGTGGTGGCGATCTGGGTGTTGTTGGCCGTCTGCGCTGCGGTCGGGGCGGTTGGCGTGCCGGTCAATCCCGGGCTGACAAGTGGCGCCCCTCCAAGATTAGCGAGTGCCCCTGATGGAGTAGATGATCCAGTGCCGCCGTTGGCAACAGGGACCACTGTAGATGAGTCGTTGTTAAAGCTCTGAATAACAGTAAACGTCCGGCTACCTTTCGCCCCGGTACAGGTAACTACATACTCAGCACGATTACCATTTGTTTGTGCATTGGACGTAAGGCGCAAAACAAGGCGGTTTGGCTGATTGATAACGCATGTAATATCGACGTTTGTGCCTGAGTTATACGTAATGCCCGTGGGGGTGTTTACCCATGCGGTGGCAGTAAATGTGGTTAGTCTCTTCTGGCCAGTAACCATATCGATCTGCTGCCAGTCGAAAGGGTCGTTAGGTGCGACGTCTGACAGGCCAATTCCAAGTGTCGCCATAGCATCCGCGCCGACCAACCGCCAGCCGTTAGCATCACCGCCAGCGTACCAGTTTACAGAGGTCCATCCGTTTGCTGCGTTTGGTGCGCCGTATCGCTCGTAAGTTCCTACAGAAGTGAACAGCGTCTGGTGCAGGCCCATGATCGTCCCGCCAGCGCGGCGCATTGACATGATGATCGCGTTGTTCTGTCCAGAACTCAGTCCTGCAGGGCTATCTGTGCGCGTTCCTGACAATATGTAAGTCTGATTTTGCGCAAAGTAGGTAGCATCCGAAAGCGTTGTGACAGAGGCCGGAAGGACTGTATTTGAGCTTAAACCGCCAATCTCGATCCAGTCAGACCATGAAGGGCTTGCAGGATTCCATGTCGCAGTAAGCCAGCGGATGAAAAAACGACCTCCATCAGTAGTGTACCGCTGCGTGCCGTTGAAACGCCCACCAGGGAAAACTTCTAAAACTCCTCGTTCAGCAGCTGGATAACCATTCGCAATGTCAGCGGCGGTGGTACTTACGCTCGATTGCCCCCACACTCCGTTATATTCGGGAGTTGGCCCAAAGTTGTTAATGTTCGAACTGGCAGGAATTCCGCCACGGACCAGCAATGCGGGTGCCACTGCACGGGTGACAAATTCGGTTGTTGCGAGCTGAGTGTCGTTTGACGACTGCAATGCTGTTGGCGCGGTAGGTTTGCCGGTGAGCGCCGGACTGGCCAGCGGGGCTTTAAGCGCCAGCAGGTTGGTCATGGTGGTGGCGAAGTTTGGATCGTTACCCAGCGCCGTCGCCAGCTCGTTCAGGGTATCCAGGGCTCCCGGTGCTGAATCTACCAGAGCTGCCAGCGCCGCCTTCACAAACGCTGTGGTGGCGATCTGGGTGTTGTTGGCCGTCTGCGCTGCGGTCGGTGCGGTTGGCGTGCCGGTGAGCGCCGGGCTGGCCAGCGGGGCCTTCAGGTTCAGGGCGGTGTTGATCGTGGTGTTAAGCGCGGCGATCGCGGCCTGTACGAATGCCGTGGTGGACAGCTGCGTGGTGTTGTTGCCCGCCGCGGCGGTCGGCCCCGTTGGCGTGCCGGTGAGCGCCGGGCTATCCAGCGGGGCTTTGAGCGCCAGCAGGCTGGTCATAGTGGTGGCGAAATTAGGGTCATTGCCCAGCGCCGTCGCCAGCTCGTTCAGCGTATCCAGGGCTCCCGGTGCTGAATCCACCAGGGCTGCGAGCGCTGTTTTCACGAATGCCGTGGTAGCGATCTGGGTGTTATTGGTCGTCTGCGCCGCGGTAGGTGCGGTCGGCGTGCCGGTCAGGGCCGGGCTGGCCAGCGGCGCCTTGAGGCCCAGGGCGGTGTTGATCGTGGTGTTCAGGGCTGTGATCGCAGCCTGCACGAACGCCGTGGTGGACAGCTGCGTGGTGTTAGTGCCCGCCGCTGCGGTCGGCCCTGTTGGCGTACCGGTGAGCGCCGGGCTGGCCAGAGGCGCTTTAAGTCCCAGCAGGTTGCTCATGGTGGTGGCGAAGTTTGGATCGTTACCCAGCGCCGTTGCCAGCTCGTTCAGGGTATCCAGGGTTCCCGGTGCGGAATCCACCAGGGCTGCCAGCGCCGCCTTCACAAATGCTGTGGTGGCGATCTGGGTGTTATTGACCGTCTGCGCTGCGGTCGGCGCGGTCGGCGTGCCGGTGAGGGCCGGGCTTGCCAGCGGCGCTTTGAGTGCCAGCAAATCGGTGAGTGTGGTGTAGAACGCAGGATCATTGTTGATAGCAGCTGCTATTTTTTTCAGCGTATTCAGCGCTGTTGGTGCGCTGTCAACTATCGAGGCTATAGCTCGCTTAACTGCCAGAGAAGTGGCCGCAACATCCTCGTCGGTCTTATCGATCTCTGAGCTGAATTCGATACCAACCCGGCGGACTTTACGCCCTGAGAGGTCAATCATCGCTGCAGTCAGCTGTGTAGCTCCGGCGGGGATCCTGACCTTACAAATTTCCAGTTGATTAGTGGCTAACGTTGCATTGATATCCAGTAAAACGATTTCTGCTGCCTGGATGGTAGAATCACTGTTTACCTGGTACGTTTCCACGCCAATACCATACATTGCCTGCAGCGCAACAATTTTGTTAGTCCCGGCGGTTAACGCAACGGTCAGATCGGACTGATGGCGCACCGATATCTGGTACATACCAAAGTCCAGGGAGGCAGTGCCAGTCTGGTCTGTTGCAGACAACGACGTAATTTTCAGATTCAGTCCTGCGCCGGGCACTGGATAGAAACCAGAGTAAATCCCCGGGAACAGAATGCCCCGAAGCTTGCGGTTCATGGCCCCAGACGCATACGGCTCCCGAAATTGAATATCGGCCACCAGCTTTAGCGTTGCAGCATCCGGGTATGATTTAGCGATAACAACGGTCATGAGCTGCGCTCCTGTCGTGTGGTAATGGCTTGTTTACGCATGGTCATCACTCCCGGAGACATCGAGCTCCATCAACCCCGTGTATCCCTTTCCGACATACAAAGAGTCCTCCTGCACGCACATTACGGCGCAGGCTTTCATTTCGTTATCAAGGATCACCAACGTATTGAAGGTGTAAGAGCGGTCCGGGTCGAGCTGCGTCGGGTCCAGGTCTGCGCGAATGAGAATGATGCCGTTGTTGTAAGACAGGGTTGGAACAACTGTGCAAAACGGCGTTAAGAGATCCCCTATTTTAAAATCAGGGGGAATGGCGGCGATGTCATATCGACCGGCGCTATTTTTTGTGACAAGCGAACTTGTGCCAAATACGGCTTTTGAAATAACAAAGCGGCTGCCCTGCCCTATCGATGACGCGGCCTGTCGGTCGAAGTAGTAGTCCAGCATTTTGGCTTTATAAAGTGTCTTTGAGACATCAACCATCGTGAATTTCTCCGGCGGAAACATAGGCAATTTCCGCATGGTAGAGATTGTATGATAGCTGTGTAAATATTTAGTGTTTGTTGGTGTGGTGGGAAGTTAATGCGAGAGAAAAGGCCTGCTTACCAGCGGCGGCAGGCCATATTAAAAACAGTTAAATCCCTTGAGTGACCTCGTCAATATCCATCATCATGTCGAACGGGAGATCGTCAAACCGGGGCGTCCATACAAATGTTGCTGCTGACTCAGCTGCTACCTCTTGTTTGACCTGGAGGTGTGCGTCAGCGGCGTAAGCCCGCCCGGCATCAAAGCGTAATATTCCAACGGTATCAGTAATGGATTTTAATATTGGCACTGAATTGAGTTCAGCATCAATATTCACATCTATCAGCAGCTGCATGCCATCAAAGACAATATGCAATGGCAACAATGGCGCGACGACTTGTTTAAATTTCGTCAATGCCTCAGCTGTAACTTTATCCTGCGTCAGTTCACCCGTTTCATCCTGAGCAATTAGCGCCGCCAGGTCATTTATCGAAATGCTGATCACACCACGCGAGGTCATGAACATTTCACCATAAGCATCACCGAATTTTTCCAGTGTTTCGGCGCTGACTAATATGCTTCCGTATGGGTAGCGGGATACATTAACCGGGGCGTATAGAGGCTGCCAGCTTATCGGAATGCCGTTAAATTCACGGTAGAATGTCTGTGTGATCGGTCGGGTGGAGCCTTTAAAATGCACTTCGTCAAGACGCTGCATGAGGAGCATTGGCACACTGGACGCATCTGAGGAGCGGATGGTAAAAAATGAACCCAGTTCGTTGACGCGGGTTTCAATATCCTCCTCTGCCATTGTAAAAATGGACCGCCTGGCGCTGATGCGCGCAAGGACAGGATCGACGTGCTGGGAGATTATTTTCTGCAAAATCTCTGCGAGCCCGTTCCACATTCCCGAGCTTTTTTTATTGTCTGTAAGTTGTTTCTTTAGCCAGTCCGACATGTTTATTCCTCAAAGCTGATATTAAAAATAGAATCTGTTATATCGAGGTAAACAAAATCAAAGTAACCGTTTGACTCATGCCAGTTAGAATATTCAAGTGAAAAGTCTTCAAAGTAATTAAGGCTCTCTATAAATGCCCAGAGATCCTTTTTTTTGATAAGACGATATTCACCCACGCTGGTAGGGTCGAAAAAGTTCGCGTTTCGTCCAAAGCGCGCTTCCAGTGACGTTTTCAACGAACTCACAACCGCAGCAGTGGTTAGACTGGCTGAGATTGTACCTGTCACCGTAATCATGAATGGAAGCTCATTGATAGGGACGTACTGAAATCGCTTATTTAACTCATTCGGGATCTTACTCAGCGCACCTAATACCAACGCCTCAAGCTCTGCCTGGTTGTAAAGCGGATGGTAGCCGCTGATGAATATTTTGTTAATGAAGTTGAAGTTACGTGCGCCGACAATTTTTTCCTGCTCAGCTTCCCCCCAGGCTTTGAACCAACTCGTGCCAGGTACGTTTCTTTTCAGGTAGAAGGTGTAATCACCGCCCCACGCTACCTGATCATCGTATGCGGTCTGGTACTTCGCGCGCTGACGTGTGATCTCGATTTCTTCAGCAATCGTACCGCCCGTAATGGACGTCGCCGTTTCTGCTGCAATGCTTTCACCGAGATAGGCGCTATTATCGCTGGGCGTAAGTGTTTGCCCGGCCAGAAGAGTGGTGTCTCCATTTGTACACCAGACGCGTAATTTTACCGTAGAGTCCACCGGAGGGATGCGCCCGATCGTACCGTCTCCGAAGCGTACGCCAATCTGGTCATTCGAGTTGTAAAAGAGCACATAGCAATTGCTGGTATTTGATGCCAGGCGGAATGCTTTGGTTTCTGTCCAGACGGTATCTTTTCCGCCTTCTGTAACGATAACGTCGATTTTATGACATACAGCAGTAAGGTCTTTCGATAAGGGGAGCTCCATGAACTGTTTCGCGGTGCTGATAGTCTGCCTGACCGTAACGATCTCCATCTGAGTGACAGAAATCGTGGCGTTTTCACCAGCTTTCAGATCCAGATATTCCATGGCCAGATACGGAAGCTCGTCATCGGAGATAAATGATGAATACTGCGGTACGCTGACCAGTGAAGAGGTAATATTGGATATCTTTGCTTTGCCTGTCGAGGGTGATGGTCGATCCCCTATGTAACCCCTGTCTTCTGCCGCGGCGAGGATAGATGACCGGTTTGCCGCAGTCGAAATGAACCCTTCGGCCAGTGCTGAAGCGGCGAACTGGTAACAGCGATAGCAGAGCTGCGAAAGATAAGTCGAAAGCATGGCAATAAACTGGCTGCCGACGAACGTTGACCACCAGCTATTTTTTTCTGCCAGCGCGGTAATTTCTTCTCTGATCTCTTCTTGTGATGTGGTTTTCATTATTACGCTGCAAGCTCCGTATTAATATCTGCTGACATAAAGCCGGTTTTACTCGATATAACTGCTGAAATTACGCCTTGCTTGATGCCGATTTTTATAACCAGAAGGTCGATCTCTTTTTCGAAAATGCTGACACTGCGAATATTCATTTCAGTCAAATCGCTTCGAAGTTTCGCCAGCAATCGGTTTTCCATCGCTGTCTGTATATGGCTCTTTCCCGTAGGCTCATGCTTAAATTCGGGCAGAATATTGCCCCATCCGGGATTACCCCAGATGGTGCCAAGAGGTGTATTTAACCACTCGCGAAAGCGTTCCCCGAGCGCGGTCACCTCGCTACTGTAGGTTTTTACCCCATCCGTGCTGAGCGTCAGTAAGTGGTCAATTTCCCGCATGTGCGATTTCCCCGATGCAAAACGTGCCTGAGTCCATATTAATTAATGTTTAGTGTCTATGATTACAGCTTTTGCTCACCTATTTTCCGTTAACCTCAGTTTTTAGCCATCTCCTGCATTGCGGGGTCACTTACTTCCAGTGGTATTGAGCCGCGCGGTTGCGGCTGTGCTGTTGCCGGTGTGTTTGGCGCTTGCTTACTGGCCGCGTTGGCGGTGTCTTCAGTGTGGCCCGCTATCTTTTTGAGCCAACCGTTGATATCCGAAAGTAGCTTCTGTGAGGCGGAATCCAGTGACACGCTCTTGTCGTTTAACGTGACAGCAGGTTTAACCTGCGATGCGCTGTAATCAGTAATCACCGTTGGTTTGGCCGGGATCTGTGCCAGCGGTGTTTTTGGGCTGACGGTAGCTGCGCGGCCAACCATGTCACCGCGAACAATCGGCGTGCCGTCAGCTTCGACGCCTATCTGTCCGACAGCTGCGCGAACCTGCGCTGCGGCGCGTGACGCAATGGTAGCCTTAAGCCCAGCAACGGCACTCCCCTCCCCCGTTGCAACCTGATGGCGCATGCCCTCGGCGTCACGCAGCTTGTCTCCGCCCAGGGTATCAGTAACCCATCCGGCGACTTCCCCATAAACCGTATCCTGATCGAGCTGGTCTGATGGCAACTGCGCGCGTCGGTAAATTTCGCCGTTGGCATCCCTTGCGTAATCGCCCGGCGGTACCGGGCGCAGGGTTTTTTGTGACTCGGGCTGCGATCGGGCTGCGAGGGTACCGGCACTAACCTGGTGCCGCATACCTTCGGCCTTTTGGATTTTCTCCCCACCCAGCTGCTCAATACTCAGATCTGACAGAGGTGTTCCATCTGTCGGGAGTTCTGCTTTGCGATAGGTTTGGCCGTTATCGGTGAAGGTGTGGCCGGTATCAGCTCCTGACTGGCGGGCCTCAGTCGTTACCGGAACAATCGGAGTAGACAGCGCGACAGGAGGCACCGCGTTCCCCGTTACAGCCTCCTGGCCGCGCTCAGCGCTGAACGCTGAGTTGTAAGTATGGAATTTCGCGATGTAATCGCGAGTTTCCTCGGGCATGTTCTCCATGCCTTTTTTCTGAAGATTGCCGATGCCCCAGTTATACGATGCAATGGCTTTATTCAGGTCGCCACCGTTATCCTTCAGCAGGTACTTCATATACCGGCTGGCAGCATCTGATGCTTTTACCGGGTCGAATACATCCCGCCCACTCAGGCCCAGGTCGCTGGCGGTAGTGTCTACCAGCTGGAACATGCCCTTTGCAGTGCCATATTTCGTTTCCGGGCCAACTGCATTGGGATTGCCTGAAGACTCAATCGTGGCGATGGTGCGCAGTGTATTCGCCGGAAGGCCGTCTCGCGCTTCCAGCATTTTAAAATGCTCATCGAGAGCATCGAGGTTCTGGCGCCCTTCCTTCGTCAAAGCCTTTTCAAGCGGCGGTACTTTGCCGCTTTTGAGGCTGTAACTTCCATCTGCAAGGCCTTTAACAGTTTCGACCGGATGTTTCAGCAAATCCAGCAGGGCCGTAAATCCGGTCCTGACTTCCGTTGTGGTGTTAGTGGATCCTTTTTCGATGGCTGTAATCAGTTCGGCCTGATTGGCTTTGCTGGTTTCCTCAGTCTTTTTCTCTTCGCTGAAGTAGCCCTTAATTTTATCAAACGAGTCATTAAGATTAATGGCGATATCGGCTGTATTGTATTTCTCGACTGTATCGGCAACACCATCTAACCCCAGCCAACGCGCGCCCTTTCCAGCATATTCACTGGCGATATCACCCAGACCTCCCAGCGACAAGAGGCTGGCCGTCGCATAGGACGCCTTTTGCTGAGTGTTTATGCCTGAGGTGCCGAAGGTTTTCTTCTGTGCATCCTCGTCTGAATACCCCTCTCCGGCATCCCATAAAGCGCTTAGTACCGTACCGATGCCAGTAAATTTAAGTGCCGATTTGAGCGCGGTTTTTACCCCAAATTTTTTAACACCGGCTTCTGCAACTTCAGCTGCGCCCTTTTTGACGGCTTTCTTGCCAGCTTCTTCAGCACCCTCTTTTGCGGCTTTTTGCGAGCCTTTTTCAGCCCCCTGGCCGGTGCCAGTTTTTACCTTCTCATGTGCTTCAGGCTTTGTTTTGTTGCTAACTTCCTTCGCTGCCCCCTCTTTTACGGGGCCTTTTTTATTATTCTTTTTCCCTTCTGCTTCTGGCGTTGTTTTGCCAACTTTTGGTTTGCGACGAATACGATCGTAAATCGTTTTTGCGCCACCCAGCACAGCAGCGCCACCAGCAAAAAGCGCGCCTTTGCCCCATTTACCTAATCCTTTGGTCAGTCCGGCCAGCGCGGTCCCCCCAAGGAGTGACGACATGATGCCGCCGCCGGATTTTTTCCCGTTCGCTTTAATCAGCTGGTCCAGGCGATCGATGATCTCCTCATCGCCTTCCTTGATGGCAGCCGTCTGCTCTTTTATGCTGCGCTCCTGCTCACGGGCCATATTGCGCGCGAGAGCATCTTGTGACGTTTGCTGTCGGGAACGGCGTGCCCGGACTGGCTGCCCTGTTGGGATGCCAGTTGTCTGTCCTGGTTCGTGGATCCCGGTAACTGGCAGCTCGCTTATACTGGTTACGTTCAGGGAGCTCACGCGTTTCGGTTTAACGCCTACTTTATCCCCACTTTCTTTGACCGCCGCCGCCGCGCCCTCCTTCGCTGCACTTTTGACTGTTTCTGCGACTGTTGCTTTCCCGTCTTCCCGGACCTGGTAGCCACCGGCGGCGCTTTCAACTGCCGGGTGAACCTCGCCATTCACAGGCATTGTTCTGTCTGTTTTAGCGGGACCGACAGCACCCTGAATTTCTTGATTCGTTTCATGGGGATGCAGGGGCATTACAGTGCTGGCGTATGGAGCTGTTGCAGCCTGATTTAGCTGCTCCCCGCGCGCCTGGTTGTGCTCTACATCTCTGCCTGGACGCTGTTCCTTATGGCGGGCCTGTACCTCTGATTTTGCAGGTGATTCACCCTGGGGCTGAGTATTCCGGGTGTTCTTCACTGCGCGTAATAAGGCATTGATGCCTGTGATTTTTAAGGCGAACTGTGCTGCAGCCGCGATCCCTTTTTTGCCTGCGACCGGTGTCTTGCGGTTCGTTGCGCCAGTCTTCCTCTTGCCCGCTTTAATCAGCTGATCCAGACGCTCGACTATCTCGCCATCGCCATCCCGGATGGCTGCTGCCTGCTCTTTTTCTCCCTGTTTATTCTTCCGCCCTGCATGGCGATTCTCACCTTCTTCTCCGGCTTGAGCATCAGCGCGTCGAAAACGCGACCAAAGCCCTTTCGGTGTTACTGATGGGTCTTTTTCTACATCGGAGAGTTGTTTAACTTTCCCTATCGCTTCGGTAACGCCGGTTACTGAGGACTTCCCTATGTCATAGATTTCTTTGCCGGAACGCCAGAATGTTGAGCCAACCGCTCTACCTGCCTGATCGACATTGTCGCTTTCAAGCGGATCAGAAATGCTTCTGGCCAGCTTGCTGATTAGACCTTCAGCTTTATCGAATGACCTGGTTTCAGATGCTGCCTGCCGTTTTTCATGGACGCTTTCAGCCGCTTGCTGGCTTTTGGATTTAAAGCGCCCCGATTCATCCCGTTCTTGCCCATTTCTGCTTTTTTCAAAGCCCTCTCGAGACGTATCGCCTGCTTTTCTGTAATAGTCTTTAGCATCAGCAACGGTTGTTATATTGATGGCGTTTTGTTGTGGTAATTGTGCCGAAGTCGCGCTGTCTTTTTTTGATGTGTTTTCGTTGTAATTGTCATGTGTTATTTGTGCCAAATTGGACACTTCAAGGGCTTCTTTAACCCGCCCACTCTGCTCCGCTTCGCTTTGTTGTTCTATTAGTGGTTTTTTGATGGTTTTTTTCTGTGTTTTTGATGCGATATTTTCAGCGTTACGACGATGAGCCATGACGGACCGGGAAACAGGTTCTTGCTCATTTCTACTTGAATCTGACGAAGGGTGGCCATCTTCGGCAACTGGCGGCGCTGCTAAATCCGTGTTAAGTGCCGGGTGCGGATCAAGTTTTTGACTGATCTCTGCCAGCGCGGCAAGCTCCTTATCACTGGCATTTTCGACAGCATCTATGACAGAGCTAAAATCTTGATATTTTTCCACGACACGTCCTATCGACCGGTTTTGAGTTTGTCATTCAGGGATGAGTTGAGCCGTTCGGCGCGCCACGTTGGCAGGCTGTCGATGCAACTCAATGGCTGCTCACCAAAAAGCGCCAGGTTGTTGGCTAAGGTCACCCAGCCATCCAGGTCCAAAGTTCGGAATAAAGTTTGAGTTCCGAAAGGGCACCCGCAGAGGCGTAGCGAATTGCTCTGCGGGCTCCTTATGCCGGGTTGCCGGGCAGGTATGAGGTGGAATTAGGAGTCCAGCAGATCCCTGCTGTACGTCAACCGGCAGGCCGTGACGCAGCGTGCGCTGAAGGTGTTTCACATGCGCCGTTAGTTTCAGGAATTCGTCGTCAGGGCGCATAGTTTTGAGGAGGTCGTACCGCTTCTGGGCGCGGGTTAAGTAGTCAGTTTCAATCTCGTCATTGAGCTCGCACTGCAGGACGATTTCCCAGAACCTGAGATCCATGAGAGCGGCTTTATACCCGGGCTCATCTTTTTCTGGTAGCGCAACGCGCATCCCCTCTATTAACTCCATGGCTTCACCGGTCAGATGCTGTATGCGCCATACCATTGGCTGGCCATGCACGGTGATACTCACGTCATCCAGAAACGCGGGACCATCAATAATTTCAATCGTGTCGGAAATGCTGCGCATATCAAGATCGTAATAATGCTCTTCACCGCAGTGATCACACCCATAGCTGAAGGTCATCATGGCATCGCTGCGGGAGTGTATGAATATCCACCACAGTGCGGTTACACGGTCCTGATTTGTCCAGAATTTGCTGCTGTAAACTTTTCCCAGCTGCAGCTGATCCAGATACTCAGTCGTGGCGGCTTCATCAGTGTCCTCATCCCGGCTGCTAAAGCTGATCGCATGGCCCACAGTAGGCATGCCGAAAGAGATGGTTCGGGTCATATCTGAGGGCAGATAAAACAGAGGAATATGCATATGTGCCTCAAAGTGAATAGCTAAATTTATCGAACAGGGAACGTTCATTCTCATTGATGAATGTCGAAACCTGCGTAAAGGTGAGGGGGAAGCTATGGAACTGGGCTACCGCATCGCGGTTGAGCATGATTTCGCCTCGTAGCGTAGGGAATACCGTCAGCTCTTTCTCAAGAAGGGTGGCGCCGGGGAGGAGCAGGTGGTAGATCCTGATGTTGAATGAATACTCCCACTGGTAGTTTACGGTGCCATCCAGATTTACCACTTTGCTTTTGGCCCCGTCGAACCAGCGGGCCACCAGCCCGTCTACAGAGTCACGCACGGTCATCGTAAGCGGGCCGGTTACCCGGCGGCTGGGCACATTGATTTCTCCGCCTCCGATCTGCATAGGATCCGTTTCAATGGAGAAATCGCTGTAGGTAATATCCCTGCAGAAAAAATCCGCCCCGGGCAGCCCGTCGATTTCCACGGCCCACTGCCAGCCCTGCGAGAACAGCATTTTCATGAGCATGCGTGAGGTGATTTTCCCCACAACACGATCGCTTACCCCTGTCCCATAAACAGCCGTTGCCAGCGCTGATCCGGCGTAGTTCCCGATTGAGCCGAGAATATCCATCAGTTACCGCCCGCGCCGTAGATTGTGAACCCTGGAAGAATGGCTCTGCGGGAGCTCATATCCAGTTCCAGATCGAGCTTGCGCTGATTCAGCGTGTTTTCGTCCGGGATGGTAGAGGTATCTACCTTGCCGGCAATAGAAACGCGGCGAATACGGTCATAATTGGGGATGGCGATCAGCGCCTCCAGATAGTTCGAAACAACACCCACAATCTCTGGCGGCACGATGCCAGTTTTGAGATCGAGATCAGCAAGGTTGGCGATGTAGGACACGGTTACCGGAGATTTCGTATTCCAGCTGTATTCCAGCGTGATATCCGTTCCGAAATCGTCGCTGTAAACCATGTCACCTTGCTTGTCACTGGCACCGATCAGCGCCAGAAAATCGGTGGGTTTAGGGATGTTGGTGGCGTTATCGGTAACCCGAATCTTCTGGATGTAGCCAGCCCGGTCCTGATAAGCCCGCAGCGCCTGCCTCAGAAGTGATTCTAGTTTTTCAGCTTCCCGGTGCAGCAGCGGTGTAAACCGGCTTTTGACGTCCTCCAGCAGCTCTATCGGTGACATGATTTTCCTCCGGCCATATAGATCCTCCCATGCTAAAAGTTGTAACGCACATAAATAAATATTTAGTGTTAACGGCGATGATGCAGCTGAAAAAAAACCGCCCGGAAGGGCGGTTTTGTGGTCTGGATGCTGGCCGGTGTTACAGGGCTAAGTTATCAGCCTCGTTATCCACCCAGTTATACGTGATGCGCAGGGAAGGGCGCACCAGCACGGTCACATCCTCAGTGGAAAGGTCGATCTGATCGCAGGCGATCTTACAATCCAGCATCTCGAATTTATGCGCCGATACCGCTTCACCGGAAAGCGATTCCGCCGCAGCCTGCAAAGTAATGTCCTGGTATTTTTTGTTGGCCACGACGTCCACAATCATTTTGCAGACATCGCCGGTGATGGTTTCCACGCATTGCACCTGGATCTCGCCGGAGTTGGTAAGTGGCCCGTACTGAGAGAACTTCATGCCGTTCGGCCCATAATCTTCGACGTCTTCACGCTGCATCATTGGGATCTGCGTGGTGCGCACCAGGACGCTTATATTCGGATATTCCGGGAAGTTCATGGAGAACTCGGTACCGCCAAGCTTCTCGCCTGCGGCCTTGTTCGATTCGTATTTCTTTTTCAGATAGCCTTTGCGGCCAATTGTATTCTGATGTCCTGGCATTTTGACCTCTTAGA